AAGGATCGTGAACAGCGCCAGCGCGGCGATGAAATCAAGGATCAGTGCTTTCGGTGTCATGGTCATCTCCAAAAAAAGGCCGGGGAGACGCGGGAGGACATCTCCCCGGCAGGTGGGACGCGGCGGCAAAAGTAGGGAGGAAAAACCGCGTCCGGGAAGGGTTGGTTGCCGGGGCGCGTTGCCCCGGCGGTTTGGTTATTGGTCGCTGCACTCGGCCAACAGTTGGGCCGCAAGGTCTGCCATGCGCTGCTTGCGCATCCTCTCTACCTCAACTTGCTCAATAGTTGGCTTGTCCCATATTGCAGGGACGCCGCAGGGCTTGCACTTGCGGGCGCGTAGGCTCGCCTTGGTTCCGCAGCATCTGCAAATCTTAAAGGTCATCTGTCTCTTCCTCCGTTGTGCCGGGTCCGTTGCTGCCCGGTATGACCCAACACTAACGCCGGTTTTATCCCTTGTAAATATCTTTTTTCAGGTGTTGCAATAATTGTCGGCTGGCGTCCTGCGCGCCCTTGCCGACAATCACCGTGTGGCCGATGCTTTCGAGGTATCGGATCACCTCTTTCTGATCCTTGGAAAGCCGCCCACCTTGCGTGCGTTTCATCTCCACCCAGACGCTCCACTCAGGCACAAACAGATCGGGAATGCCCCGCACAACACCCTCGGCCTTGAGCCTCTTGCCAACGCTCACTGATCGGTGTTCGCCATTCGGAATGGCAAAGATCAGTACGCGCGGAAAGTGATGCCGAAACCAGTGAACAAAGCCGCTCTGTTCCTGATGTTCAGAAGGGAGGGAATTGGTCGATTTCTTCACAGCCTGTTTTCCTTGCGTCCTCGGGAACCACATCGCGCCACTTCGTACAATATCGCCCATCATAAAGATTCATGCAGTTTTCACATGAAGTCAGCGAGAATGCTTTCCCGCTCGCGTCTTTCGGCTGCAGCATGATCCACCTCCTTTGGTTTGTAATCCAACTGCATGATCTGGTGGAACTTGCCATCGGGCCTGACCTTGATCCGGCTGGGCTGGTTCCAATCCTCGCATTCAGCAATCGCCTCGGCAGTCGTATCAGCCTCGGCCCCCAGCGCGCTTTTCCGGGCATGGTATCGGCTGGCAGCATAGCCCCCGTGATCTGGGCAAAGCCACTCGCTGATTGCCATGATGCCGCAGTGATACGTCACCCGCACGCTGTCTGGCTTTCCGGGCTTCTGCCACTTTTGATAAGTCACCTCATCAACGTGCAGCCACTCTGCCTCGACATCCTTTGAAAGCAGCGCGCCCTCGTATGCTTCCTTGCCGTGGTTCGGCTCTGGCGCTGGCCAGTCATAGCCGCACGCAGGGCAGGTTCTGACGGCAGCATGGCACATCATTTCACACTCTGGGCATTCCTTGGCCGGCGCATCGCCTTCGCCACTGCCGCCTTTGCGCTTTGGCTTCACCGCATCAATAAAACCATGCCGCGCAACATTGCCGCCATAATCCAAGATCAGGCAATTCTCCTTGCCCTCTGCAATCCGCGTGCCGCGCCCAACGATCTGAACATAAAGCCCCGCGCTTTCGGTCGCCCGCACAATCGCCACCAGATCAACGGTCGGCACATCAAACCCGGTCGTCAGCACGTTGCAATTCACAAGCGCGCGGATCTCGCCCCGCCGGAATTGCTCAATCTTGGCCGCGCGCTCTTTCATGCCATCTGCGCCGGTCACCACCGCCACACTATGCCCTTCATCTCGGATGCCTTCCGCCAGCATTTCCGCATGGGAAATGCCGCTTCCAAATATCAGCCAAGACTTTCTGTCCCGCCCGAGATCGCAAATCTCGGCCACTGTCGCCGCTACCAGTTCAGGATCGGACGCAGCCGCCGCCAGTTCGCTTTCGATAAACTCCCCGCCGCGCTTACCGACATTCGTCAGGTCGATCTTTTTGGCCCCGCCCTTCGATATGACCGGAGACAGATAACCCTGATCCATCAACTGGCCCACCGGGATGTCGTATGCGATGCCGTCAAACAGCGCATCCTTGCCTTCATGCAGCGTGCCGCTGTCCAGCCGGTATGGCGTGGCCGTCAGGCCCACCAGTTTTACATCCGGGTTGGCCGTGCGTAAATCAGCAAGAAACCTGCCATACCGCGTGGTGGTGTTTTTCGGCACCATGTGTGCCTCATCAATCAACACCAGATCGGGCGGCGGAACCATATCAAAGGCCCGCTTCCAGACGCTCTGGATGCCCGCAAACGTGATCGGCTGGTCTAGCCGCTTTTGCCCGAGGCTGGCACTGTAAAAGCCGATCTGCGCTTGCGGATACATCCGCAGCAACCCCTGCGCGCCTTGCTCCAACAGTTCCTTGACGTGCGTCAGGATCAGCACCCGCGTGCCGGGGAAACCCATTGCATCCTTCACAAGCTGGGCGATGATTGCCGTCTTGCCCGATCCGGTCGGCGCGACGATCAAAGGGTTGTCACCGCGTTTGCAGGCCCAATAATCATAAAGACCATCAATGGCCGCGCGCTGGTAAGGTCTCAGTTCAAAAGTCATTCCACCATCCTCGCGTCAAAAAGCTGTTGGCTGTTGCGCTCGTTGTAAATCACCTCCCCATCGGGATCGCAGTATTCAACGTGGTTCTCGCTGGCGTTTCGAACCTCCCAGCCGGCAGGCATCGCATACGGATTGTAGAGGTGCCATTCGCACGCCTTCGTCATGTCCTTGCCCTTGCCGCAGGACCATGTGCCGTCCTGTTCTGGCGTGACATGAGCGCAGGTTCGGCAATTCACCTCGGGGATCTTGCAGCCGTGGCACACAGCCCAATAGGTGCAGAACTTGCACCGCCAGTCGCTCTTTTCTTCGCTGATCCTCGCGGGCGGCTGTTCCGAAAAAATAATTCGCCCCGCCTTTGATTGCAGCATCATGCCCTCGGCAGGATCGTATTTCACCCGCTCGCCATAGATGGCATCCGTCTCTTTGCAGACCGAAAGAAAATAGCACCGGTCCAGCTTTGAGAGGTGCATTCCGATCTGGCACTGCGCCCAATAGACGGGCTGCGCTTTCTGTAGCCCCATGTTTTGCAGCGCCTTGAAATTCTTGGTGTTCATCGTCTTGAACTCCAACGTATGCGGCACGCTGCTTTCGGGAAACCCCTCGCCAACACCATCAAGGCTCAAGGCAAAGTGACCGCCGAAAGCATGAAACGCCACCTGCCGACCTGTCTCAGGGTCTCGGTCCCAGACTGTCACTCCAATATCGCGCAGGTTCCGCACGATGCGATCTTCTTCGCGGTCGCCGGTCTCGAACAGCCTTAGCATTCGGCCCTCAAACTTTGGCGTCCATGCCCACCGGAATTGATACCAAAGCGCGCGCTCGCATTCCCTACCAATCTGGCTTCCGCCCAGATGCGGACGATGCTCACTTTTTCGCCGTGCCTCGTATGTTTTGAAAATCCGCCTGATCGTCTCGGGCGTCGTGTGTTGCTCCAAATTCATTCAATCACCTCCATTCACTCAGTGATGGGGCGGCGTACCGCCCCACTGCTAAGTCAACGCTTCCAAGGTGGCGTGGATGCCCCCGCAGCAGCCGCAGGCGCGCCAACAGAAGCCGCAGGAGCCGCAGCCCCGCCGCTGCATGGCTCGTACCCCTTGACCTCATTGGATGGCCCATACTGGCCCTCTGCGGGCTTCACAGCCACCTTTGCCATGATCGGCTTATTCAGCAGGTCAGAACTGTGGCGAGGTGTCATAACACCAACACCACGGCAGATGGCCGACAAGGTGCGCTGGGCGATCTCAACAGCCGTGCTGTTGGGGTTGTTCAGGTTCAGCCGTTCAATCAGCTTGCGTCCCTGATACTGCCCCTCAATCACCTCGGCGCTCATTTGCAGATAGCTGCCTGTCTGCGCCTTGGTTGGCTTTTCCTCTGCCTCGGTGAAAACCACCTTGTACCAGCCAGCCGGGAGCGGTTCATAGGTGGTGTTTGGTTCCACCTCGTGTGCGTTAAATCCATTCAGGTCCATGTTGGGTCTCCTTACTTCATTACCCATTGCTCAAAGGGATTGCCGCCGTCGAATGTGAACGGCAGCGGATCAGTGATGTTAAAACGGTTTTTCGTGACAGATGCCGCTTGCGGGTGGCAGATGATTTCGCGCTCGCCAGTGCTGATCGCCCGCTTCTTGTCGCCACTGCCTTCACGCGTGAAGGTCTTGAGCCGCACCATGCAAACCGCATCCACGTTGTCCGTGTAGTGCGGCAGGCTCTTTTTGTGCAGGCGAACCGAATATCGGGTGTATTGGTCCATGTCGGGCAGGTCCATCGTTTCGGTGTCGGCGTGGCCGATGAATACGACGTTCATGCCTTTCTCATAGGCCAGCGCACCCGCCCATTCCCTTATCTGCCGGTGCATTTCGCTGGCAGTAGAATATCCAGCGCCATAACCGCCGCCCGCCTGATTAATGCTTTTGGCCTTG